TTAACGAATATTAATACCAGCTTCCATACACTTATTAATAATAGGCCCCTCTAATTCAGGTCCACTTTTACCATCAAATGCATTTTTCATATATTCCCTATCTCTTATAAATTCCTTTTTAGATTCATCCCAATAATATATAGGATGTCTTTTATCTTTATTTTCATTACCAAGGTCCTTGAGTTCGTTACAATACACCGAAAGCTGCCGCTCTTCACCTTTGGGTGCATTTTGAACCTTTTTAAATAATCTGATTGTCGAATATGCTACAGACTTATCACATATCTTTTCTGGTGCTACACCTCTCCCTATATCATATACCCTTTCTAATATAGTTTTTTCATTTTCTGATAATGATTGAAAGGCAGATTCCGCAGCACTCGTTCCTTTAGTTTCTTTCATATATTTATACAAATTCTCGCAAGATTCTGGTGTAGCATCGAGGGATATAACAATTTGTATTAATTTTTTCATTTTTTTCAATACATATTGTGATGTTCCTGGTATAAAACCACCAAAGAACGCACCGGCACTGGTTGATGAACTTGAACAACAACATAATACGGCTGCGCCAAGTAATGCAGCTGACATTTATATTAATTAATTATTTTTTTTCCTCTTCGATCTGATTCATCATATACATAACTGGAATCATTTGGTATATCTTTTTCCAATCGAGTTTCGATTGTTCGTAATATGCTTTAGGATCCTTAAGTCCCTCGTTTATAATTTCGTTTATCTTTTCTGTGTGGAGCCGGATTTCCTCCAAACAAAAATTGTAATACGGATCGCTCATTAATTATAATGAAACGCATATCTTTAATTATTTTTGTTTAGCCGCGTAATGTCTGATCAAATCATTAAGATTCTTAAACGAACCACCTTGTCTAAGTGGATTTTTTCTATTCGATTTCGATTTTGACTTTGGTGTGTTTGGTGAATTTGGCACTTTATTATTAGTTTTCTTTTGTAAATTTTTAGACTTTTTGTTTCTCACGGGAAAACTATTCATTTAATATACCCTGACATTTTTTATATAGTAGGTATATATTCCCATTGAAGATCGTTACATATCTTCTTCCATATAACGTCTTGTTGGTATAACTTTTCCTTTGATTTCAAAAGTGGAAAGTATTTTAGGTATGAATCTTCACTCAAAAGTTCGCAAAACTTATACAAAACGTACGAATAACTCAAAAAGTTTTTACGTTCTGTTGGACAATTCTTATCGAACGGTTTTTGAATATCTTTAAACATAATACGCAAACGCTCTTCGAGCTCTTGTGGCATTTTTGGTGGTGATATTCCACTCAAAATATTTGTTATATACGGAACGTGTTCGTAATACTTATTCAGTTTCAGCTTTTTCAAAAGACCACGAACACGTGCATGTGTAATTTCCTCGACATTTTTCACTTTAATTTTCTTAAGTTCGCTACGTAACTGTTCTATAACTTCGGGGGGTATATTCGTAGTTTCTTGTGCTTGAAACTGTGATAACCATTCATTAAAATGGTTCTCGCGTTTATACGAATAATTTACGACCTTTTCGGACGTTTCTTGTTCTTCTCTATATGTTAGCTCTTCACTAATCAAATTCGCTACAATTAAACCACACTCTTCGCATACAAGATCACTCGTATCGGTAAAGTGAAACATTCTACTTTCAGGACATCTAGGACACTTATCCACATTTTTTTTGATAGGTCTATCTGTACTAATATTTTCTACCTCTGCTAAATAATCATTGAATATATCCTTTCTCTGTAGCCCACTTGTTTCCTTACAATTGAAAACATTATCTGTGGTAACTTCTCTATCTATATCGTCCGTGTGTTGTTCCAAAAATGGCATACATTTAATTATATAGTCAGACATTTCAGTTTCGTACCTAGACTTATTATCAGGGTCTTCTACTATTAAATTTTTCCATGTTTCAACTTTGTTAGTATATCGGCTTAAAAAATTACCTTCCATATGTTAACTAAATAAACATGTTCATTAATCTTTTAACTAACGTTATATTATGGGTACACGTAACACTTAAAACATTATTTTCGAAACCTGATTACAAAATGATAGATCAGTCCATGGAATATACAGTAGATAACGAAAAAATACCAGAGGATTTAGATGAGTTTTGGGAAGAAGAATATGAAGAGTGGGATGGTATAACCGAATCGTTCTATAAAAATTTAAACAACATTGATTATAAAAATACGTGCATACCAAATAATGTCGATAAAACAATTGTTAGAATCAAATATTGGTACAATGACAAAATGTATAAATACTTAACATACAATATGAATCATGAATGGCCTCCTCATACCCAAAAAGGTATATCATTTAACATACCAATCGTAAGCGCACATTTGCTTGATTCGTATGATAAACCTGTAAAAGATTTACTAAATAAAATAAAAAGGTACGCGGGTCCCAGATACGATTTTTACGGAGAAAAAATAAAGATAAGTGATATGTTATATTATGATGACGAAACACTCGAACAGGAATATCCAACAATTCGTCTAAAAAATGCGTTAGGTATGGTTAAAAACATAGATACAAAGACAGGGTACATTACTGATCTTCGGATACCTTAGTCGCAAGATAAAACTTCAATTCACCCAAATTTGCAACATTATACTTTAATATCAAAAACCTATTTTGTTCTTCTTGCATTATCTGTACAGTAGAACACATACTTGTTGCTTTAGTAAATATGTTCATGTACCGAAGTGAATAATCACCTGATATTTTCGGACTCTCTTCCGTACACTGAATAATAGTTTCTTGATTTGCAAAATCACCCTTACAATACAATTTTAATGTATGACCGTCACGTGTTATTTCAATATCGTTACCTATATTAAACATATCTCTGCATATTCTTTGGAAATCAGCAGATAACATAGGTGTTATAGTTGTCATTGTCATCGAAGGAACCTCAATTTGATTTTCGTTTATATCGAGAAGTTTTAATGAAAAAACAGTACATGTTTTCTTTGCCTCACTATGTATTTCTATCTTCATGTACTCTTTACACTCTATAGACATAACCAAAACATCGCTATTGGTTATAGACTTAAGAAGTTTAAATGTATTTGAAACATTTATACCTGCAACAATTTCGTCTTCACATATATACTCTTCAAAGTTATCGGCTGATAAATACATATCAACAAGCGATGTTCTTGCAGTATCGAGAGTAACTACATACACCCCGTCCTTTTTAAAATATATATTCACATCGTTCAATATATCCTTTAATACCTCAAAGGTTGATTTTATAGCAGATGCCTGAACAGTAGCTAATTTCATTATGTTTAAATTGCATTATTCCTTTAATTACTGTTTTGTTTGTGAATTATACGCATCAGAAACACTTCTACTTATTTTTTCTTCAAGTTCAGGTGTCATTGCAGGTTGTAAAGACGTACCATAACTATCTATATCGTATATTTCGTCTGTACCTTCACCATCCAAGGTTGTCATGTTACACGATCCAAAACCAGCCATTTCAACGTCTCGTACTGGTAAAAGTGATTCGAGCCAGTTTTTTATTTCATTACCGACTAAAAGTTTTCCGTTCTTAGTTAGCATTGTTGGTACTCGACTTATTTTATTTTTAAATTGAGGAGGTACGCCAAGTTTATTAATATTATGATACGAAACAATTTGTTTTAATGTCTCGTGTTTATTAATATAACTTATGATATCTAAACTATGATTGCATTGAGGACTAAAAATTAACAGGGACATTATTAAATTATATTTCCAAATAAAAATAAAATAAAATCACGCATTATATAAATGAATAAAACTATATTATTCTTACTTATTCTTCTTGTACTATGGTCAATAACCAGGACGGAAATGTATTCACTCAACCCAGAAAAACCATCTGAGCTGAGCGACGAAGAAGTGGATTTATCTCAATACAGTGAAATAGACGATAAAATATCCATAACTAAAGATCTTATGCAAGAAATGGTACTACGCACAAACGAAAAGGTTTCAGAAAAAACTGGTCTATGTACGCATATTATAGAAACAATAAAGATCAAGAAATACGAACATATGATAACAGGTAATGTATTATATAAGTGTATGTTTATGGTTGTTAAACATGGCAATCCTGGTTTTGATTACGGATTCATAGTATCGACCGATATACGTGTTATAAACGAAGGACCAAGGTTTGAAACTATAGATATAAACAAGGAAACTTATGAAGATGGAAGAAGTATAAAAGATGTCATGAACGAAACAAAAAATGATATCGAAAGAAGACAAGAAAAGATCGACGAACTAAACGAGTATCAAAAAATACGATTAGAACGTGATAAAAAGAAAATGGAACAGCTCGTGAGAAATATGGAAAGAAAAATAATAGAAAAACCTAAAGTAGAAATTTTATCCTTAAGAACTCAACCAATAGACGTAAAAAAACCTGATAATATAGGTATTTTTACAAACCCAACACGCGCGCAAGAATTCCACGACTATACACTCGTTAGACAATCGGAAATAGATTTAATAAAAAATAACAGGTTCGTTGAAAAGGAAATTTTAGATGCGCAACAAATGTATAGCACACCAAAACCACCAAAAATTGATTTAGAAAACTTCGCATTTCAGGGAGAAAATGAACCTTTGCCAGAATTACCAGATATGATACCAGAAACACCTATGTTACAAAAACTAATATCACCAATACCCGAGTTATAATATCGAAAAAATAATTCAATATTATTATAATGATAAGTGTAGATGATATATCACGAATATCAGAAAAACGTAACAGGCTCAGAAAAGAGACGTACGTAAAAATATACGAACAAATATCTAAAAAAATACGTCAGTCAGTTGAGTTAAGTCATAAACACGTATTTGTACAAATCCCGTCTTTTGTTATAGGACACCCACACTTTGATAGAACAAAAGCAACGAATTATATTGTACGACAACTTCACATAGGTGGATTCATGGTACAACACGTGGGTGAATTCGAATTATGTATATCATGGAGACCCAAAAAAGTGAAAAAACAGGACGTTGTTGAGAAAGAAGAAGACTTTGAAGATTTTCCAACACTCATAAATCTAAAGAAAACAGCAAATAAATACAGGACAGCGCGATAATTGGTTCTTAAAAAAATTCCCCTTTATCATAAATGGATAACCTTAACATACTCGTAGAAGCTAAAAGAGAATACCTCGGCCAACTTTGCATTCTGATGTGTCCGGTTATGATAGAAGTTTTTGAAGAAATGTACGAAGAAGCCTATAAATTATCAAAAGGCAGAAAAGTTTTAATTATGTACCAAAAATTATTGAAAGAAGTTCCAAATTGGAGTGACGCTCAATCTAAACAACACAGTGATAACATTGCAAACAGGTGTGCCTGGTTTAACGATTTAATTGCCGCAGTTTTCGTAAGTTGTGTTAAAATTCTATCCGCAGTTCGTTTAAGTAAAGATAATAAGAAAATTTCACTCAAATTACCAACTAACGAAGTTTTCATTCAAATGTGTTATAATAAAGCAGCGGAAAACATTTACAACGATCCGTACATTTACCACGATTCACAAAATGAACATTCGCGAAACGATAAACTATTTGAACGATTTTCCATGTGTATTGAAACAGCCGTTAAAGAACTCATACCAGTTCAACAAATTCTTCAGACCTATATGTCTCAACAACAAGAAGGCCAAGATCTCGACCTTGGTGATGCAGAAGTCGGTGATTTTGAAGACCCAGATGTTCTTGAAGGCGGTGAAGAACAAGAAGAAGTCACCAGCGACCCATTTACACCCGATCCTTCCACAGAACCAGCTCCAGAACTCGAATCAATGGATCAAAACGAAATGTCGTCTATGGAACCACCGGGATTAGAATCACTGGAAGAACCTTCTATGGAAGACCAATTTCCTACACAACCCGAACAACCACAACAAAATCATTCATTCGTCGATAATGAATTTAAAAATATTAATACAGGACCACCTCCACCAAGAAGACAAAATGAGGGTGTTCTATTTCCAGATGCACCAGATACCCAGAGAAAAAAACCTCAATTATATTAAATGGAATTTGAAGACTATTTAAGAGATCCCGCATGGGCCGGTCTAATTGCCGGTTTTATCACAGCAGGATATATTCACTTTAAAGCAAAAATTAACAATGAAGGTAAATTACCATTAAGCGCTTATACTAAACCCGCAGCACTTGTTGCTATTTTAGTATTTTTTATCGTTACGAACGGATTAGGTAAGAAAGAAAGTATATCTAGCGAACCATTTTAATTTCTTAACTTAAAGATATTATACATATACTATATACAAAATGGCTTCTGTGACTGCTTTCAATGAAATGATGGGTCAATTTCTTATGGAACTCCACAAAACTTTTCCAGAAGAAAAAGGTTTAAAAAAATGTTTATCTGCTTTCGATCTTATGAAAGAATCTAACCCAAAATTGGTCGTTGATGGATTCATGGCAAGTGTTACACCCTTTGCAGACAAAATATCAGCAAAGGACGACACCTTTTTTATAAATGAATCAAAAAATTTAGATTTTATGAAAGATATTAATTTAAAAGATCATTGGGACACGTGTTCAGAAAATACAAAAAATGCTATCTGGCAATATGTTCAAACACTTTATATGTTAGGGACAACAATCACATCTATACCAGAAGAAACACTTTCAATGATTGAAACAGTCGCAAAACAATGTGCAGATAATATGGAAAATAATGGTCAAGAACTAGATGAAAATGCACTCATGAAAACCATGCAAGGTATGTTAGGTGGAATGTTAGGTGGTGGTAAAAAATAAACTCAATATATATAAATGGCATCTCTTTTCGAAGATCCAAAACAACTCATCAATTCAGATAAGGTTTTAGAATTTTGGCCTTCAACTACACTTACTCCAGAAGAACGTGTTAATGCAACTGCACGATTCATTATTTATGCAACATGTATAATATATCTCATAAAACGCGACATGCGTATATTTGTTTTAGGTGGAACAGCACTCGGTGTTCTTTACATTATGGAGCGTTCAGATATGGTCAGGGAAGCATTGGCTAGACCAACACAAGGACAATTGGGATTGTCAGGTGCTTGCCAACTCCCAAGTGAAGATAATCCAATGGGTAATGTTTTGCTAAGTGATTTTAACGACAGACCAGACAGACCAAGTGCATGCTATTACCCAACTGTAAAGAAACAGGCTACTGAATTATCAACAGGGGGTATTAAATACGGTCCAGGTCGTTCACGATCAACCACACCAGAATATCAAAGAAACGCAATGTCTAGACAATTTGTAACTATGCCATCTACATCATTGGCAGGTGACCCATATTATGAATTTTTACACGGTAAAAAGGGACAACAAACGTGCAGACAAGACCCACGTTTATGTGATCCAAATGCAAGAGGTATTCAACTCGAAGCATTTGCCGGATTAAATCCAAATGGGGATAGACGATAATTTTTAATTTAAACATTGAATACTCGATTTGCTTAAACAAAATCTTTTGTAATAGTAAATGGCGTATCAACTCCAACCAGGATTAAAAATTGTAAATGACAAGGCCGTTCCACAAGTATGTGCAACTGAAGAAGTTTTGTTGTATCCTCAGCCCAGTACTTTGAATTATACATCGGCGAGACCTAATACAATGTTATACGGAACAGCTCCATACATGGCAGGTAAAGGCTCACCAGCTCAATATATAGAAACAAGTGATGCACTTAGACCACAATCGACGAGTCAGTTTAACAAGGTTTTAGCGAAAACGTATGAACAAAATTTACACCCACTCCAAAATGTTGCGTGTAAAGTTCCACTCAGAACCCGAACCTATGAACCATCGAGTACGCGTGCCGATCTTCAAAATGGTTTATTTCAGCAAAGATACCTCAATAAAAATGTTAATAAGAAATAAGAATGGCTGACCCCGTATCCATATTGGCTATAGCCGGCCTAGTATATGCCGGACGTAGATTAAGCA